GTAGTAACCATTAACGCGGTGGATTGTTCAGACCAATGCACGGCAGCAACCCTTAACCGCGTAACGGAAAGCCTCGAGGCTACGGCCTTTGGTGCAACCGCGCGAACCTACACCGCTGGCCTGCAAAACAATGAGGTAACAATTACCTTGTACCAAAGTTACGCAGCAACGGAAACATACGCCACGCTTGCCGGGCTTGTTGGTACAACTACAAACATTACCCTAAAGCCAGCAACCGGCGCCACCACGGCAACAAACCCGCTGTTTACCATTACTGGCGCATATCTCGAAACCCTGCCAATCGTAAACGCGTCACTAGGCGAATTGTCCACCATTGACGTTACCTTTACAGGTGGCACCTATTCCGTGGCGGTTGCATAATGCCTACCTCGCTTTACCTCGCCAACCCACAAGTAACCATTGCTGGCACCGACATGTCAGACCAATGCACCGCAGCAACCCTTACACGCGTAAGCGAAAGCCTAGAAAACACCTCATTTGGTGCTACTGCCCGTTCATACACGTCAGGCCTGCAAAACAACGAAGTAACGGTAACGATGTACCAAAGTTATGCGGCATCGGAAACCTACGACATACTTAAAACAATTGTGGGAACTACCACCACAATAATTATTAAACCAACTACCGCAGCTGATGGCCCAACTAACCCGGGCTTCACTTTGACTGGTTGCTACCTCGAGACGCTACCAACGGTTAATGCGTCACTAGGCGAATTGTCTACGATTGACCTCACTTTTACAGGTGGCGTTTACACCGCAGACGTAACCCCATAACTAGCGCCGATCTAATCGGCCCGACACGAAAAGAGGCATCATGCAGTTACACCTAAAAGCCACGTTTAACGATGGCACCGTAAACGAAGTAACAACTAACCTTATGACCATTGTTAGTTGGGAACGCAAATTTAAACGCAAGGCATCAGAAATGGCGCAAGGCGTAGGCGTTGAGGATTTAGCCTATTTGTGTTACGAGGCAACCCGCTTTTCAGGCGTTACGGTGCCTGGCACTCTTGACGCGTTTATTACATCGTTGGCGTCTATTGAAGTGGTGGAACAGCAAGACCCAAAAGCCTAAACGGCACGGTGCGTAGAGCGCTGGCCGAAATTTTAGTAGCCACAGGTTTTTGGCCTAGCGAGATATCATTCGAATTAGACGATATGAACGCCACCATAGAAATACTGAACAAACAACGCGGCGGTAGGTAATGGCTGCACGTTCAGCAATCCCGCAAGTAGATGGCATCCAACAGGCATTAAAAGCGTTAAACGATTTTGACCCTGGTTATCGTAAACAGATCACAAAAGACATACAAGCAGCTGGCGCGGTAATTGTGGCCGAGGCCCGCAGCATGGTGGCACATTTTGATAACAGCAAAGGCACAGGCGAACCGTTAAGCGGTATGCGCCGTGGAAACCTTATTAAAGGCCGTGAAACCTCATGGCGTACCGATCAGGTGCAAAAAGGTTTTAAAGTAAAAGTAGGCGTGCGCGCAAGCAAGGAACGATACGTAACCTACAAGCGGTTTACCGACGGCGTGCAAACCCATACCGAACAGGTCGTATTTGGTAGCAAGCCTTACCAGTTAATGGTTATTCAACAGGCCAACGCAGCGGGCGCGATCTATGACCATGCCGGGCGTAATACCTCAAGCATGTTTATTGCCAACCTAAACAAAGAGGTAGGCGGCCAGCCTCGAGCCATTGACCTGGCCGTAGAGAATAACCGCGACGTTGTTGAAGCCAAAGTAGAATTAGTAATTAAAGACGTCGAGCAACGCACCAACAGAAAACTGGCTATACACCATGGCAATTAACATACCGATTTTTAGCACCCTTGACGGTTCAGGGTTTACTAAAGCAATTGCCCAATTAAAAAAACTTGAAACTAATTCCGAGCGCGCCGGGTTTATTGCGGGTAAAGCGTTTTTGCCAGCGGTTGCCGCCATGGGTGCGCTTACCGCAGCTGCCGGGTACAGCATTAAAGCAGCCGTTCAAGACAGCGCAGCGCAAGCAAAATTAGCAACCACATTACGCAACGTGGTTGGTGCCACCACCGCACAAGTAGCCGCTACCGAAAAATCCATTACCGCTATGTCTATGGCAACAGGCGTGGCTGACGATGAGTTAAGGCCCGCGTATGCCTCACTTGTTTTAGGCACTCAAGATTTAGCGCAAGCCGAAACAGCCCTGCAACTGGCTATGGATATTTCAGCCGGCACAGGTAAAGATTTAGCAAGCGTTAGCGATGCGTTGGCTAAAGCGTATGGCGGAAACTATAAAGCGCTTAAACAGTTAAGCCCCGAAATGTACGCAATGATTAAAGACGGCGCCAGCCTTGATGCTGTTATGGCTGCATTATCTAAAACATTTGGTGGGCAAGCCGCAGTTGCAGCGAACACTACGGAAGGCAAATTTAGACGTTTAAACGTGGCTTTAAGTGAAGCTGCAGAGGCAATCGGTATGGCTATTTTGCCAGCGGTGGAAGCGGTACTGCCTTATCTTATTAGTTTTGGTAATTGGGCTGGCGATCACGTAGGCACGCTCATGGCTGTTGGTACCGCCATTGCCGCTATTGCTACCGCGCTAATTGGTTTTAAAGCCGCGCAGGTTATTGCTAACGCTGTAACGGTGGTAACCACCGCGCTTAACTGGTCTTTGGCCGCGTCTGCCGCAGCTGCAAACACCGCGCTAACTATTGGTGTTGGTGCTGCCGCTATTGCTGCCGGGCTTGTAGTTGCAGCGGGCGCGTTTATGGCGTTTAAGGCTGCCACCAAAACAACGGTGGAAACCATAAAACCTTTTGGCCCACAGTTAAGCGAAATAAACAAAGGCCTTGGCCCGCTACCGCAAAACCTAAACAAAACCGGTGGCGCTGCCAAGTCCATGGCTGACAAAATTAAAGAAGCCAGCGACGCTTTAAAAAAGTATTTGGAAGCCGCGCTCGAGGATGCCAAAACACAATTGCAAGACGCACAAACAGCGTTTAGCGATTTTGCTACCGAGGTAAGCGACAGCATTAAAGATGCGTTTAGTTTCGCTGACGCTAAAAACGCTGGCGATGAAACAGGCGGCGGGTTTCTACAAGGTTTACGCGACCAGGTATCCGGCATAGTCAAATATGGCAACGACGTTAAAACCTTGCTTGAAATGGGTTTAAGCCAACAATCGTTACGGGCCGTGCTCGACGCTGGCGGGGAAAGCGGCGCCGCTATTGCAGCTGAACTTATAGCCGGTGGTGCCAACGCTATTGCTGAAACCAATGATCTTGTAATGGCTGCCGATAATGCAGCCGCAACCATTGGCCAACAGGCTGCCGCGCAATGGTTCCAAGCAGGTGTAGATAACGCGCAAGCATATTTAAAGGGTGTTGAGGCAGCATTCGATTTAGCGCAAAAACGCTTAAAGGCTAAAGGCTTAAAACTGGCTGATATTAAAGGCATTAGCGCAGGTTTCAGCGATGCAATTACACGCACCCAGGTGCAATCAGTTATACCGATGGCTGCCCCAGCAGGCGGGCCAGGTGGTGCAGGTGGTACCGGGCCTGTAACTATTAACTTGTCTACCCTGGTACCTAACGCAACGGCGGGGGAAGCAATTGTAAACGCTATACGCGCCTATAACAGGGCTGCAGGCCCAGCAAATATTATGGTTTCGTAATGGCTACGGCGGTAGTTGCTAGCGGTAATTATGAACTGTTTATAGACACAGGTTTTAACCTTGACGGGTTTCGATTAGATGACCCTGTAAAAGGAATTTTGGCGGGTTACACCACAACAACCACACGCACCAACCTTGTAACTAACCCGAATTTTGAGGTGAACACGACAGGTTGGATCGCATATTTTTCGACAGGTACTAGAGACACAACAAATTTTTATTTAGGAACGGCAAGCTACAAAATTGTTGCAAGTGGTGCTCAACCGTACTTTTCCGCCGAAACAAGGTCGTCAATATCTCCTAGTACTCAATACACGTTTTCTTATTATGTAAAAGCAACTGTTGGAACGCCACCAGCTAGGGCAACAATAAACTGGTATACGGCTGGTGGTGCGTTTATTTCGCAAACTGCTGGCACTAATTCGACTACAACAAATTCATGGGCAAGAAGATCGGTTACTGGAACAGCACCAGCAAACGCTGCACAGGCCTATTCATATGTGGAAATACCGTCTGGCGCAGTAGCTGGAACAACAATTTTCGTTGATGCTGTCATGCTTGAACAAGCCGCCTCAGCTCTCCCATATTTTGATGGAACTTATGACGACCCATACACGGGCTACACGCTTACCGAGCAACAATGGAACGGCACCGCCAATGCCTCAACCAGTACCGCAACATGGGGACTAAACAGCAGTTACATAAACAGCAGTTACGTGCTAGACGGCACCACCGACTTTGCACCAATGATGCAATACAGCAAAAACATAAGCATTAACCGAGGCAGAAAAGACATAGGCGACCAATTCAGCGCCGGCACCATGACGTTTACGCTGGATGACACGCTGGCGGGTGGAATATTAAACCCGCTGTATACGTCTAGCCCGTTTGTAGACCCCGATAGCCTTTTTGCCTTGGCGCCGTTGCGTCGAGTGTCAATGGGCCGTTACGACAGCACTAACACCTACATTGAGTTATTTTCCGGGCAAATAGTCAATTATGACTACAGTTACGAATTAGGCGGAAACGACCTAGTAACGGTGTATTGCGCGGATGATTTCTATTTACTAGCCCAAACCGCTATGGCCGAATACAACGTAAACGAGGAATTAAGCAGCGCGCGTTTATCTGCCGTGCTTGACCTACCCGAGGTTGCTTACCCGGCGCTTACTCGAAACATAAACACCGGCACCCAAACCCTTGGCGGCGCTGCCGCTTACACCGTTAGCGAAGGCACCAACGTAAAGGCTTACATAGACCAAATACAGGCCGCCGAGCAGGGCCGTATTTTTATGTCTAGAGATGGCATCATAAATTTTGACCCACGCCTAGGCAACACCCTTAACGCTAGTGTGGCCGATTTTAACGATAATGGGACACAAATTCCATACAACAATTTGGCCATTTCGTATAACGCCGATCAAATCGTAAACCGTGCCAGCGTGCAACATTTAGGTGCAACAACGCCCGAAGTAGCAAACGATCTAGCAAGCCAAGCCAAATACCTTATACAAACAGTAAGCATTACCGACAGCCTGTTACATAACGACATTGCAGCTGCAGACCTGGCCACCTACCTTTTAGTTGGCGAACCCAGCCCAACCTTTACCGGGGTGCAAACCGATTACTTAATGCTCACCACCGCGCAACGTGAAGCCCTGGCGCTAGTAGATATTGGGGACACCATTTCAATTACCAACACCATTGCTGGCGGGTCTGTAGCCCAAAACCTAAGCGTGGAAGGCATCGAACATAGGCTTGATTTTGTGACCGGGCATCGCGTCACCTACTACACCGCAGGCACCGTAGTTGTTTACCAGTTAATTTTGGATGACGCGCTACATGGCACATTAGATGACGAAAACGCATTAGGCTAGTAGCACTATGGCACTACAAACGTGGACAGCAGGGCAAGTTTTAACCGCCACGCAGGTAACAGCCCTGCAGGCAAACGACTACAACCAAACGGTATCTAACAAGACTGCCAGTTATGTGCTAGTTGCAGCTGATAAAGGCACGCGCGTGGTGATGAGTAGCGCAACTGATACCACTATTACGGTAAACACGTCGCTATTTACTGCCGGCGACACCCTGTTTATACAAAACATTTCTACCGGTCTTTGCACAGTAACAGCCGGTACGGCAACGGTAACTAGCGCAGGTTCCCTAGCGTTACCACAATGGGCGGGTGGCACACTTTATTTCACGAGCGCTGGCGCAGCAATCTTTTACCCTGCCGGCATTGCTCAAAACATAGCGATTTTTAACGAAACGCAGGCAACTGGTACACAAGGTGGGGCGAGCGTTGCCGCCGCGTTTACTAAGCGCACATTAAATACAACAATTAGCAACAACATTGGCGCAAGCATCGCCTCAAGCGTTATCACGTTAGTCGCTGGTACTTACAGGGTTTTTTGCATGGCACCGTTTTACAACGTCACGGGCGTCACCATTCGTTTACGCAACACCACAGACAGCACGACCACCATTAACGGCGTTAATAACTATTTTTCAAACGCAAACGGCGGATACGCACAATTTGAAGGCTCGTTTACCATTACCGCTAGTAAAAACTTTGAAGTGCAATATTTGTGCAACACGGCTGTAGCGACAAACGGTTTGGGCGTGGCAATGACTGGCGGCGCCGTAAGCGAAATTTACACACAAATTACAATTGTTAAGGTCGGATAATGGCAACAGAACAGGAAATTAACAGCCAAATTGGTAACGCAACACGCGAACTAGCACCCGGTACAACGTGGAAATATAACGAACCAGGTGACGGTTACGAGTGTCTTGAATGGTTGGATGATCCCGAACTTCAACCAACCGAGGCCGCAACAATGACTAAAGCAACCGAATTAGCAAATAACCCTATTCCGTTTCCGTAATGCCGTGGATACTCAAATTTTGGTTGCTTGCGTCGGTGGCGGTTTCGCTGTTGTGGTGGCGCTCATTGGCAAAATCGGGCGCGAAAACAAACAAGACCACGGCAAAGTACACCAAACACTTGGCCGAATAGAACAAAAAATAGACGGACATTTAGAAGGCCACAAATGAACACAAAAGTAAAAGCCATGTTTGCTAGTTATGCCCGCAGCATTGTTGGTGCCGTCGTTGCGGTGTATATGACCGGTTCGACTACGCCAAGCGATTACGCCAAGGCGGCTGTAGCGGCGCTAATTCCGCCGATTATGCGTTGGGTTAATCCTAAAGACGCTGCCTATGGCCGTACCACCAATTAAAAAACTGGTACTGCCAACCAATTTGGCGCACGTTAAACCAGGCGAACTACCCGCCAGCCTGTTGGTGGATGTTAAACCTTTTGGCAAACTGCACCCTTTAGCCGCCAACGCTTACAACGCTGTTAGAGCTGCCGCGTTCGCCGCTGGCCTTAAACAATTTAAGCCAACTAGCGCGGGTGATAC